ACTTGCTCTATCCAGTTGAGCTATGTGTCGAATTAGTTATTCGTATTCAATAGAAAGATTCAGAGCAATAGCAAGAGCATGTTCTGCATTAGCTCCTTTAGATTGACCCCAACCTCTGAGCATATACATGTCAGTGGCCCAATCACAGATCCAATCAAGATCCATCTTTAGACATACACGATAGGCATCTGGTCCTTGGATAAGTCCTTGTTGAACCAAGAGAGAAATTTCATGGTCGATAGGGTTGAAGATATTACTGGAAGGAATTCCACGTTTAATGAGAAGTGCATTTGCCTTTTCAAATTCGGGACGATTAAAGTCTTGAATCCCAGACATTGGGCCAGCAATATAAAAGAATTTATCAGACATCGTTTTTTCCTTTTGATTGTCATGATGGAGTTGTATTCATGTACTAGAACACCCCAAAAAGAAAGAGTGAGATTATGACATGTTGGATTTTCTTGAATATCTTGGGGTTGATTGCGATGGTTTTGATTCAGGTCAATCCTTACGCATCCAACGTAGACTGTATCCTAACAGTAAACCACAATCCATCTGTTCGTACTTCGTATCAAAGGGATATAGACGATTGGTTAGAGTGATAGGAATACGTCACTGTTTAAGGTCATATGATCGTTATAACTAAAGACACCCTATACCCCAAAAAAGAAAGAGCCGCTCCACAGAACGACTCTTTCCCTCAGACCTAATACGGGGGAACATTAGGCTATTGATCTGAATCCAAACTCAGCAGCAACAAGATCAGATGCTTGCCATGGAAGGGAAGTAGCAGGGTTCTGTGTCCAGTCAGTAACCTGATATTCTTTCGAAAATGGAATGTTAAAGTCAGCAGTCAGATAATCAACACCAGACATACGAAGCAGATGCTTCAGTTTGGTAGGAGAGTTCAGACCACGAACAGTAGTGGTAACTTGAACTACGTTAGAGATGTTGGTTGCACCTGTATAAGCAGACAAGATAGTGGACTGCGACTGTGCAGCAGACACAGTAGTCATACCTGTGGTTGGATCATCATCTGCCAGAGAAGACACAGGACCAATCCAGTTACCATATGCACCAACTGCAATTGGACGCAGAAGATCCAGACGAGCATTACGGGTATCACCATCAGCAACAATGATTTCACTATAGAAGTTTTCACCATTGATGTTTGCAGTTGCACCAATACCTCCACCAATCCAAAGATATGCAGGTTGTACAGATTCAGAAATTGGAAACTCTACAACTTCAATTTGAATTTCATTGATGTAAAGTTCTACTCGACAGATAAAGCCTGTAGTGAGTAGACGAATATCAAAAGTTCTCATTTGGTTTTGAAGAATAGGAATGTATCTAGCAGTATTGATGTTGTTACCATCCATACGAACATTCATTTTATAACCATGAGCATCACTCATACGACCACTAAGTGAAATAAGACGATCACCATTTTCATCTACAATTTCACAGATTGGTTCATCTGAGTTAATCCACCATTGAACCTTACCCATTTTAAAATGGAACCATGTCTCATCCGTAGTAGAGAAGTGGATCTTTGGGGAAGAACAAACTGTGAATGTCGGAGTTCGAATTCCATAAGGAACACGAGTAGGTGTATAGGTCCAAGCCAAAGCAGAGATTTCACTTCCGGGAAAGTGAGAGATAGAGTTGGAAGCAAAGAGAATATTAGGCATTGGTTTATCCTTTCAAGTTTAAACAGTATTAAAACACTGAGCCTTTAAAATCCAGCGCCCAATTGAAATCAGAGATATTATCATCATTTGGAGCAGAAGCATTCACATCACCGATCTTAATAGCATCTACACCTCTGTTCCAGTTAGCAAAATTGGTTGCTACTTTTTGAAGAAGATAACGTGAAGGTTGTCCATTTAAATCAGAGATAAAAGCAAGACGACCTTCATTTGTATCTTCACCATTTGTCGCAGCATCAATATCAACAAATCGAATAACAAACATATCTCCAACTTCAAACTCATGTACTTCACTACATTCAAACTCTTTCCAAGTAAAAGAATTTGGAGTTGCTGTTTCACTAACAACTGCAATGTCTTCTAGGATTTCAGAGATCATTCCAATAGTACCGTTGTTACCAGTTTTGTTTTGATTAATTCTAAACAATTGAATTTTATAGTTATAAGTTCCAGCTTGATTACGAGTCATCGCTCTAAGATGAGAAATGTTAAGTCTGGTTTCAGCAATAAAGATTATACCTTTTTGTCTGAAATTGTCATTTGCACTACCACGATCATAACTGTACGAACCCCCATCAAAGTACTCTGTGAAATAATCAAAAGTTCCAAAAGCTACTGGAATATTTTTTTGTTGCCCTGAAGTATAAGCAGCACCTACTAGCTCTGATTTGAATCGTTGAACACGAGTCCACCGAATACCATCATCAGATCCTTCAAGATAAAACTCTCTACCTACTTGAAGAGAATCAGAACCAAGACGAGCAGTGATGTTTATTTCCTGTGTACGTACAGGGGTTTCCATGTCGTAACCGATCCAAGCTGTACCTTTGGTTACGGCATTTTCTTCACCTGCCCAATAGCCTGTGTTACGAAGATCATCAAAAGCAAAGTCAGCATCAGACACACCAAGACCAGCAGATCCAAACAAAGGAGTACCTCCAGTACAAAGATCTGCACCACCTGATGTTGCTCTAAATTCAAGTTCTGAAAGACCCGTACCAGACCAAGTATTGGCAAGAGTGAAACGAATTCTCCATTGTTCAAATGAAGGGCCATAACTTCTACTTACCAAACGATCTCCTTTACGGATGAACATTTGAATCTGATCAACACCAGCATCGTTATTATTTCCAGCCTGAAGATTAAATTCAGGAATGATTCTAACAAACCTTGTGTTAGCTGGAATTGAAATATGGAATTCACGATAGAACCAAGAAAGACTTGGTGCAGCCCAAAGACCCGGACCGGCATTAGATCCAAGAGTCAGCATTGTATTATCATAAAATTCTACTTTAATGTTTGCTTGATCGAAATCATTCAAAGAGAATTGATACCAATACAATTCAAGATTAGTTGTACCAGCATCTACATCAACAATCCAAGTTTCTTCAATAGGAACATCTTGGTGCATGTATGAATAAGGAATATTGGATCCATCTGCATGGACATTTGTTCCACCATTCCAAGAGATGTTACCATCATACATGTAATTAATTACAAGACTGACAGCACCAAACATAACCCAACCAGCAAGACCTAATTCAGCATTGAAGTTTTTAAGGTTCATAGCAACAGGAACAGACTCAATTAGATTGTCTGCATATTCATAGTTGATGATATTGATTGCAGGTGCATCAAGCATAGTCAGGGTATCATCTTGATGAAGACCTGTAAGATAATGAAGCTTCATATCATTCAAGTCATTACGATCTTCAGCAGAGAAACCTGTCAGATAATAAGAAACCGAACGAACCACATCAGATCTATCTTCACTGGAAACACCAGTAATAATATTAGTACGTTCACTATAGGTATTCATACCAGCACCCGGTTGAATACCAGATACAGCAAACAGTTCTTGGTCTAAAATTTCAATTGGTTCAATTCGAGTGATGTAAAAATCAGGAGTCATAGCATATGCTTGACCCATATAAGAGAATCCTCTTACTTCACACGTAATCATTTGCTGATCGTACTCGATAGTAGAGAGCCATGTTTGTGAATTAGCTCCCGGAATATCAACACCATCAGCCATCCATTGAAAAGCAAACTGTGGTGCAGGAGAACCTGCCCATTGTCCAACTTCACAAGTAAGAATGTTTGGAATTAAGCTTGGTCCACGGATCCAAGGTGCAGTCGTATTGACTGGAGGAAATCTATAAATCGGAGCAGACGCATCCGGTCCATAGATACTGGATACCAAATGAACACCTTCACGGATCGAAGGCTCAATGTGTACTACATCGACAGCCCTCGTCCGATCATCATCTTGGTTCCATGTGTAAAGAAGAGGATGAGGCATTAGCGGAGTGGTCCTTCAATATAGAATGTAGCATCACCTGTAGCGATGACTCTAATATCAGGCATGTTTGCTCTAGGGAGACGAACCAAATTAGAATCACTCACAGTATAAGATGCTTCACTTGGCGTGAACCACGCACCAGTATTATTTTTTACTTGAAATTGGACAGTTCCAGAATTGACCACACAAGTTACATTAAGATCTTGAGCATGTGGGCCAGCAGCATAGGCAACTACATCTTCACCGTCTTCTTCTGTTTTATCTACAACTGTGTACCAAATAGGTACGCAAACATAATTTGTCGAACATGATTGTGCCATTTGCTTTCCAGTCTTAGTTTAGGTTATAGGGCTTTCATATAGTTGCATTACCACAATTCAGGAGTAGCGAGCAATGCTTACACTTAAAGAGGTACAAGATACTCTTCCCGCTGGACAGAAAGGCCATATCTCTCAAGAGATGGTTAATCAATTGAATAATCTTTCTAAAGATCCAGAAGAAGCTCGTTATATCAGAGATAACTTTGTTTCATTTTCTCAGGTTCTTTCTGAAGGTAGATTTAAGCTAGGTGATTATGTACGTGCAGTTATGTATGTAAGTCATAAAGTTATGGGTAAATCTAATCTTGATGCTTACAAATATACATTCCCTGAACGGTATCAGCAAATGGTAGCTGATGGTAGACAACCAAAAGACATTGCATCTTATGTAGCTGCTTACAACAAAGGTAAGTTAGTTAACTTGGTTTATGAAAGAGCTATGATTCCAACATGGGTTCTTAATCAGGATATGTTTCAATCAGCATTGAATGTTCAATATGAGATTATGAATGATGTTTCTGTTTCTGATAAAGTCAGAGTGGAAGCAGCTAATTCTCTTTTGACTCATTTGAAGAAACCAGAATCGAATAAAGCAGAACTTAAGATCGACATTGCTCTTAATGATGGTATGGCTGCACTTGAACAACGTCTTACGGAAATGGCTAAGACTCAGATGAAAGTCATTGAAGGTAGGGCTATGTCTGTAGAAGATGTTGCAGCTTTGCCACTTAATATTCCAGAAGCGGAGTATGTTAATGAGTAAGTTTTTTGGAAACAAAACTGTAGATGATTATCTAAATGAAGTTGATTTTGAATGGCTCAACTCAGGAGGGTATATACCTTCTCAGTTTGCTTTGGAATTTATGAACTTTATTAAGCTATGTAATGATGGTCGAGGAGAAGATAACAAAACTCCAGTCATGCACTTAGCTATGTTGGATAAGCTACCTACGAAGAACAAGAAGATTACTAACCTTTGTGCTCGTGGTACTGCTAAGACTACATTGATGGCAGAATATCTTACTTTGTATCTTGCAATGTTTAATAGGATTCCGGGATTCGGAACTGTACCGGGTATGCTTTATATTTCAGATTCTATGGATAACGGTGTGAAATCCATGAGAGAATCTGTGAAATCTCGTTACTACTCTTCTGAGTTTCTTCAATATTGGCTTCCTGAAAACCAAGTACGATTTACTGAAAACTATATGGAATTCATAAATCGTAAAGGTGGAAAGTTTGGGGTTAAGATGTTTGGTGCCAAGTCTGGTATTCGTGGTACGAAGATCTTTAATCGTCGTCCTGTGCTTGCTGTAATGGATGACTTGATCTCAGATGCTGATTCCAAATCTCCAACTGCTATGCAGGCAATTAATGATACTGTATACTCAGGGGTACAATATGCATTGGATCCTACTCGTCACAAAATGATTCTGAATGGAACCCCATTCAACAAAGAAGACATTGTGTATCAGGCAATCGAATCTGGTGCATGGGAAGTCAACGTCTGGCCTATTTGTAAAGAATTTCCTTGTACTGAAGAAGAATTCTCAGGAGCTTGGGAAGATCGTTTCACCTATGCTTATGTGAAAGAGATGTATGATTCTTCTGTATTGGAAGGAAAAGAAAAGTCTTTCAGACAAGAACTTATGCTTCGTATTACATCTGATGAATCTCGTCTGATTCAAGATAGTGAAATTGGTTGGCGTACTCGGATGGACATCCTTGCCAACAAAAAGAACTATAACTTCTATATTACTACTGACTTTGCTACTTCGTCTAAACAGACAGCAGATTATTCTGTGATTTCTGTATGGGCATATGACAAAGACGGTAATTGGATTTGGGTAGATGGAATCTGTGAAAGACAACAGATGGATAAATCTATTAATGATTTATTTAGGTTGGCTTTGGAATACGAACCCCAAGGTGTTGGTATTGAGATTTCAGGGCAGCAAGGTGGTTTTGTTCAATGGATTCAAAGAGAAATGGATTATCGTAATCATTATTTCAATTTGACCCATCAAAAAGGCAAACCGGGTATTCGCCCAACTATTGATAAACTCAGTAGATTTAATTTGGTTGTGCCACTATTTAAGGCAGGTAAGATCTTCTTTCCTATGGAACTCAAACAAACCAAAACGGTTGGGTTGTTTATGGAACAGATCTCGTTGGCAACCAAAGATGGTCTTCAAGGTAAAGATGATTGCCTAGATACTATCTCAATGCTGACTCTAATGAACCCATGGAAACCTATTACGGATACTCCAGAAGATAAAACACAGGTATCGACTGCTGACCGTATATGGGGTACAGAGTCTGAAGATCAATTTGAATCTGAACTAGATGCCTATATCGTATGAGGAAAGCAAATGCTATTCACAGACTTCACACGCAAATTGGCATTGGGCCAACTTAAGAATACTGCGGCAGTAGATGATCAAGACATGGGAGAAATTAATCCCGGTCATGAAGATCAGCTATTAGAACTTTGTAATCAAGGACTTGCAGATATTTCTACTCGAATGAAACTGTTTGAATCCAGTTATATTCTTAACTTGGTTTCAGGCCAAAATATTTACATACTTAAAGAAACGACAGACGTAGCTTTTAAAGATTATGTAAGACTACTTTCAGTTCATGCTGTTCCTAAAGGTCAGGATATTATTCCTGAAAATGAACATACATTTATCCCGAAAAGTAATAATCAAATTACTATGCCTTCCCCTTTTAGTGTTAGATTTACTGATAAGTTTATTTCTGAATATGGTCCTGCGGTTGATATTAAATTTCAGACAAAACATCCAGTCATTGGTTTGGATGGAGTTATTGAATTGCCAATTCATTTGCATGAAGCTCTGGTGCTTTACGTCTCAGGGTTGTATCTGTCCCATATGGGTAGTCAGGAACACACAGCGAAAGGCGATTCGTACTATGGACTCTATCTGAAAATGATGGGTGATGATGTAATGGAGAATAAATCTCAAACATCAGAAGTAGTCGATGAAGACACTCGCTTTGCAGATAGAGGATTCGTCTGATGAGCGATAAAGATCCAAACCTTTTGTATGAGGTATTTAATCAGCGAGCAGCTATTCTGACGTTCTTTGGTGCGTTGGGTGGTTCTGTACGTGCTGCTGTTCTTAAAACTACTTGGCGAGAAGGACTTCGCGTTGTATTTGTAGGGGGTGCAGTCGCTTTTGGTGTGGGTGTAATTGGTCCTGTGGTTATGAAACCATGGATTGGAGATCTGCCAGAAGAGATGGCAGGCGCAATGGGAACACTTACAGCAGCTTCTTTTCTGATTGGACTAGTTGCTGTCACTCTTGTTGAAAGATTCATCTCAGGTGAAACAGCTAAGGGTGATCCACTGGAGGAAATCAAATGATGAATGTTAGAGCCGAAAAAACAACTAAGAATCAAGATGACTTGAGAGTCATGGTTGCAGGAACAGTTTTCTGTATCTTTTTGATTTTGGCTCAACCATTTGGGCTAAAGCTTTATGATACTTATGTGGCTCCTCGTCCATTTATAACAGCTACTTTGGAAGTAGTATATGTAGTAGGACGAACTGAACCTATGGTTCGATATGATGCAGATGCAATAAAACCTGTTAATGGATTTTGGACTGCTACTGTTTATTTATATCATGATAATGAATGGGTTCTTTTTGGTAGTCGTATAGGCGAAGGAACTTACAGTAATGTAGAAGATGAGCCTAAGCTTTGGACTTGGGCAGCATTCTTTGGCAAGGGTAAAGATACTCCCCCTGACATTCCAAATGAACTCTTTCGTATATGTATAAATTATGATGTGACAACAAACACAACTGAAGTAAATGATCAGACGTTGGAATTTTGCAGTGAACCATTTGATCCAAATATAAGAGGATAAAGCTATGAGCTTTACGACAAGAGATTATCAAGCAAGAGTTAATGCAATCTTCAATCAAGAAGTCTTGAAAGTAGATGGTATGAATGGTCCACAAACTCGTAAGTGGATTGATAATGCTATGAAATCTAAAAAGGTTTCTAAACAAGAAGATATTTTTCATGATTCTAGGCTTCATGGAATTATCTGGCATTGGACGGCATCTAGATATGAGGTAACGCAAGATGATCTCAAACATTACAATAATGTCCATGATTACCAAGGCAACTCCTATGATGGAGTCGCGCGTGCCGAACATCAAGCAAATTATAACTGGCGAAGAGGTATTGGTGTATCTCACACCAAAAATGCAAATACGGGGCGCATCGGACAAGCCGTATCTGCAATGCATGGAGCAGTTGGATGGCCCACTCTTAATTGGGGAAATTTCCCTCTGACATGGGCAGGAATTGATGCAATGCTTCAAAGATCTGCGGAATACTGTAAAGAATTTGATATTCCAATAAGTCGTTGGTCTACTCTTAGTCATGCTGAAGTAGAAAGAACTTTGGGAATTGAACAAGAAAATAAATGGGACTTTATGGTTCTTCCCGGTATGCCAAAAGTAGGGGATGCTATTGAAGTTGGTGATATTCTTAGAGATCGTCTGAGGGAAAAGTTTCTATGATTAATCAACGTAATCTGTTGGTTCTTGGCATCACCGTAGCTCTGCTCGGTGGTGCTTTTGCTTATGGGTATCATAAGGGAACTGTGAATCAGTTGGCTAAAATTGAAGAAGCCAGACAAGAGCTTCAAAATGATCTACTTGATTTAAGTGAGAATCTTACGTTAAAGAACGCAGAGATTCTTCGACTTAATAAAGAAAAAGAGGGTTTGATCTATGATCTGGAAAACCAAGCACTTAATGCCGAAGGTTCTTCTGGTCCCGGTGTTGCTACTACTGGTGGGTTGCAGCGGCTCAACAGTCGGTGGGGTCCGAGTCCAAGAGCTTCCCAATAACGTAGTAGATCCTTGTCCTCATCCCTCTGATGTGATTCGTACAGTATCGGGTACGACTGTTGGTTCAGATGAAATTCGTATGGGTCGTCTTGGAGACGCTCTTATTGAATGTGGTCAAGAAAAAGAAATTGCTGTAGAGGGTTATGAACAACTCTCAAAAATTCTGAGGTAATCCGATGGAAATCAATGACGAATACAAAGTACAGTCGGAAAACCGGAATGAACAGTCTGGTGAGATCGGCGTTGATCCAGTAAAATTAGATGTAAAACCATCTGATAATAAAATGACTAAGTGGAATAAAGAACCTACTCTTGCTGATCTAAGAGCAGATCTTGAGTTTGCACGTCAAGAAACCAATGATCAAAAGTCTAATGTTGATGGATGGTTGGATCTTCGTAATACCACTGGTGCTGAAGCTCCTAAGAAAACAAGACCGGGTAGATCTAGTATTCAACCGAAGCTTATTCGGAAACATAATGAATGGCGTTATCCTGCGCTTACTGAACCATTTCTTAATACTGATCGGATGTTCCAAGTACTTCCTCGTACAAAAGAAGATGGTCCTAAAGCTAGACAGAACCAAGTGGTTCTGAACTGGCAGTTTGATACCAAGATTAATAAAGTTGATTTTATTGACAAGTACGTTCGTACTGCTGTCGATGAAGGCTCTGTTATTGTTCGTGTTGGTTGGGAACAAGAATATAGAACCAAAGAAGTTGAAACGACAAACTTTGACTACTTCCCTGTTCAAGATGAACAAGAAGGTCAAATGATTCAACAAGCTATGGAAATGTTGCAGATGGAAGCTGCTGATTGGGAGTCTCTTCCTGAATCACTTAAAGCATCTGCTGAGATGTCTATGGAAATGCAACAGCTTGTAAAAGCTGAACCAAATGGTGTGACTAAAGCCGTACAAGAAGTAATGACAAAAAACTGTCCTTCTCTTCGTATTGTAAATGTAGCTAACCTATTTGTAGATCCATCTTGTGAAGGTGATTGGGAGAATGCTCAATTCATGGTTTATACCTATGAAGCAACTCCTTCAGATTTTAAAGCGAAAAAGAATCAGTATCAAAATCTGGATAATGTGAATTGGAATTCTGCAAGAATTCAATCTCAACATGGTAATCCTGATCATGAATCTACGACTCCTAATACAGATAGCCGTTCATCTTCTGATAAACAGAAGGTTTTGGTTTATGAGTATTGGGGTCTTTATGATGTTTATGATAATGGGATTATGGTTCCAATTGTTGTGACTTGGGTTGGTGATACCATTATCCAAATGCAAGAAAATCCTTTCCCGGATCATCGTCCTCCATTTGTCTTGGTTACTTATATGCCAATTCTGAAGTCTGTATTTGGTGAAGCAGATGCTTCTCTTCTTCAGGATAATCAAAGAATTATTGGTGCAGTAACCCGAGGTACAATTGATTTGCTGGGTCGTTCTGCCAATGCTCAAATTGGTTACGCAAAAGGATTTCTGGATCCTATCAACAAACGTCGAATGACGAATGGTGATGATTTTGAATATAATCCTAATGGAGATCCAAGAACTAATATTCAGCAAATGGTTTATCCTGAAATTCCTAGATCTGCGTATGATACAATCATGTTGCAGAACCAAGAAGCAGAAGCTCTGACAGGAGTTAAATCATTTTCTGGTGGTATCACTGGTGATTCCTATGGCAAGGTTGCTACAGGTATTCGTGGTGCTCTGGATTCTGCTGCTGTACGTGAGATGAGTATTCTTCGTCGTCTTGCTAAAGGTATGCAGGATATTGGAACTAAAATCATAGCTATGAATGCTAAGTTCCTGACAGAAAAAGAAGTTATCCGTGTTACTAATGAAGAGTTTGTTGAAGTTTCGAGAGCAGAACTTGAAGGTAACTTTGATCTTAAAGTAGATATTTCTACTGCTTCTGTTGATGAACAGAAAGCAAATGATCTTGGGATGGTTCTTCAAACTGTTGGTCCTGATATGGATCCAAATCTTCGTAAAATTGTTCTTGGTAAGATTGCAGATCTTAAGCGTATGCCTGATCTGGCAGAACAAATTAGAGCTTATCAGCCTCAACCTGATCCATTGGAAGTTGCACTTAAAGAGGGTGAACTTCAGAAACTGGAAACTGAAATTGATCTTAATAAAGCTCGTGCTGAAGAAGCTCGTGCTCGTGCAGCTAAACTTCTGGAAGAAGCTGATGATCTTATATCTGGTATGAAACATGAGCGTGAAGTTGAGAAGATGGGTGCTCAAGCTGCGGGTAATCGTAGTCTTGAAGTTACTAAAGCACTTCTCAATGGAGAAACTCCTGCTGGAAACGTGGAAGCTGCTGTAGGGTATAACACCCTTGCAGACATGAAGGATAAGCGTAATACAAAAGCTCCTGTGAACTTTGGTCCTGCGCCTAGCCAAGCTGGAAATGGACCTTCTGGTGCTCCTGATTTGGGTTCTGGATTCTCAGATCCTTCTATGGTTCCTGAACAACTGTCTGGACAAAGGCTTCCAATTGGT